CGGAGATTGCCGGATTCGTGCAATACTCGGCGATAAGAATGACTCGTCCCGACCTGACCCCTAAAGAGTGTTTCCAACTGATGGGTCCAGAGTTCGGAGACGATGGATTGGCCGACGACCAATACAAGGCCGGCATTAACAAGGTAGCGAATGACCTCGGGTTGAAGGTTAAACTTGAGGAGTACCGACCCGAAGAGGGACTCGTTTTCCTGGCCAGGGTGTTCCCCGACCCTGTGAACACCCTAACTTCCTTCCAAGATCCGTTGAGGACCTGGCAAAAGCTGCACCTTACCAGCCGCGACCCAAACATCCCGATCGCTGATGCAGCAGTTGACAGAGTCACTGGTTACCTGGTCACCGATAAATTGTCACCATTGACCGGGGCCTACTGCCATGCCATTTACAGAATGTATTTGGAAAAGTGCGGATCTTACGAGAAAAGATCGACAAGGAAGAGCTACTATAAGGAGAAACCTTATTGGATACACGGAGACAGCTATTGGCCGCAGAGTGTTGAGGATGAGGAACTCATGAGACAGTGCACATCGGTTCGCACAGGATTGTCCGTGGAACTCATCCGGGAGATGGAACAACATCTAGACACTTTGCAAGACCCTTGGTCCGTACCCACAGCTGACAGGGAGCAAGAATCCCTGCTAAAGAACACGCTGGATGCTGATGGGTTACCGGTGCCGGGGGCAGTGGACCATCGTATAGTTCACCATGAGTCAATCGTCTTACGAGCTGCTGGAAAACACGCCAAACACGTTGGCGTTGCTGATGTCCCTTGTGTCGAAGGAGATCGACCCCCAAGGAACAGCCTGGCCCACGGTGCGCAAAGATCTGGAAGCGTACCAGGATTTTCTCGGCGTGATGTGCAGCAAAATGCGCCGTGCGACCGCCAACCTCCTGATGAAGCCGAAAGTCGCGGCTTATCTCAAAGGGGAGGAAGTTTCCCCGGAAGAGGAGGCAGAGGGGGCGGCCGTGGCGGCACTACTCAACGAATCGCTGGCCGAGATGGCGACGGAGGAGGGGTGGGAGGACCTTCGAACCAACATAACCCCACTCGCCGACCGCCCAGGGGCAGGTGCAATCAATCCAGCCGTGCTGGCTCATCTCGAGGCATCCACAGCTGATGCCGCGAGCATTCAGAGTGGCGCCAGAGAGCGCATCGAGAAGTTCATCGATGGACTTGTCCAACTCTGAGGGACCGCAATTTGCGGACACAAATTATGTATAAGGGTTCAATCCCAACACTTAATCATACAATCCATAACCGAATCATACCGGTTGATGCATATATAAGGGTTCAAACTTATTAATATGTGGTG